TCACTTCTTGGTTTGTTTCAAGATCGATTAGACAGTTACGGAAGGATACTGAAGTTAAAGCAATCATCTCTTACGCTGATAGTGATTTCCATAATGGTACAATCTATCGTGCTTGTAATTTTAAATATTGCGGACTCACAGATCCAAAAAAAGATTTCTATTATGCAGACGGAACTAAACACTCTAGAGGAAAAATTAAAGGTGCTGAAGGAGAATGGAAAAACCGCTCCCGCAAGCACCGATATGTGATGGTTTTTGATAAAAGTCTAGAACTAAAATGGATTTGATGCCCTAGTATTTTCAGTTCTGATTAATTTCCCATTAATATATTGCGATGACTTATCATAAGTCATCATTTTCTTCATATCAGTAAGAATCTGTTGTAGATAGGTTGGTTTAATAACATAAATTGCACGTTTTTCATTATTTTTAAGAACCTCATATTCATAGTTAGATACCCCTGTCACGGGATTTAATATTGCCAACGGATTATCTGGATTCGGAATTGTAAAATTTGAATCAACTACCTTACCAGCAGGAAGAATTAATCTATCGCTCGAATCTCTAACTTCAGTAGTTTCATAGTGATGAATAGCATTTAAATCAGTTCCATAGATTGACTCTGCATAATCATAAACTTCTTTATCAGATAAAGGCCATTGATTCCTTACATTAGTAATATTTGCACCAATCAAAACAACCCAATCATATTGAGAACTTCCGTATAGTTCTTCTGCTACTGTATCTGGTCTTGCACCATCTACAATTTGATACTTATTAAAGATGGTGAATACATTTTGAAGATCATCTCTAAGTTTTGCTCTTCTGAAAATATTTTTTACAAGAAGATACTCATCTGAAGATTTTCTATCAGATAAGAATGATTGGTATTCCAGGTTTGGAAGTTCTCTAAAGTATGTCATTAGTATCCTACTCCGATTCTGCCTTCTGTACTATCATAATTCTCTGCATAAATTGGACTAAGTTCTTGAAACTGAAGTGTCATTTTCATATGAACTGGTGTTGCATCGGGATAAGTTGAATATTGCCCAGAACCAGTATAATCAACTGCCATTTGTGTTAAAGCACATAATTTGAATCTGTGTAAAAATGGATGTTGCTTATTTCCACTCATATACTCTAACCTAAAGATATTAGGTGCCTTAACAAAAAGACCATTACCCGTGACATCTGGTGTCCCTTTACTGGGAGTCATATTTAATTTGAAAGTTCTAATAATATCTTTGATTCTTTCAGATTCTTCTTGAGATCTTGGAGTCAAATCGAATGAAAACTGAAATGCAGGTCTCATAGTTACACCATTAAACAGTAGTTCAACGTTCTGGTTGAACACCATTCCAGTTGCTCTTGAAACAATCTGATTTACATCTCCTTGACCCAAAACTGCTTGCACTGCCGCAGCTGCACTTCCAGCGGCAATTGTTTGTTGTCCTTCTCCTGTCGATGCAACAGCACCTATATTTTGGAGTAATTTTGTAACTGATGTTCCTAAAGATGCTGCAATATTATTACTTAAAACCGCAGCGCCTGCACCTGCTGCTAGTCCTGCTGTAACGGGATTCATCGATCCACTAGTCCAATCTGCAGCATTATTATCTTGAATATTCTGAGGCATTGGAAGTATAATTGTCGCCTCAGGTCTTTTTATACTATCAGGTGCTTGCTCTAATGCTTGCTCTGTAGTTCTTAGTGCAAAACCTCCTGTCAAATTAAGACCTGGTGCTACATATTTGATGATTTGAATTTTTAAAAAATCATCTTGAGAACCAATGTTCTTAAGAGGATAGCGGAGATATTTCGCCATTTATTTTTCTAACTATTTATGGGTTTCTGATTAATTTACGATAAGGTACAGAAAGTAAAATATTAAATTCTTGGGCACTTAATTCATATAAACCACTTACAAGTCTATCACCATCAACAGTATTATATTGTCTAATTTTTCCAAGATGATAATTAAATCCTCTAAATCCTTTTTCTAAAATATCTCCTGCTTTGATTAGTGGATGTCTATCGTAGATAATTCCAGGTGTTTTTGCATAATAGATGTATGTATAGTATCTTCCTGGAGCAGGATATGCCACTTCAGATCCACTCAATCTTGTTAAAATTTCATCCATCAATCTTTCTGGTTTTTCTGTCCCCAAAAGAGATTCTTTAAAATCTTTGAGTCGATTAGTAAGTTTTTTACCATCTACTCTTCTTGGCGCCTTTGGATTTTCGGCAATATAATCAGGATCATTTTTAATGATACTAATTAATTGATCTTTTGTTAATCTACGATAACCACTTAATTTTCCTACACCACTTGCAGTTGTATAATAAATGTTATGAGTTTCTGCAATCTCAACTAATTGCTCTTTTGTATAATCCTTAAGTGGTTTTTCGTATCCTGTGAGTGCCATATTAGTATCTTATATTAAGATCGTCTTCGGTGAGAACTCTAAATTCATATCCTCTATCGGCACACCATTCTTTGGCAACTTCCCATTTACTTTGATTTTTTGCATATTCCATCACCTCATACAAATATCCTTTTGTTTGTCTTTTTGGTTTTATTGGAGGTGCCGTCTGTTTCTTTGGTTTAATCTCCACAAGATAAGACTTTATTTTTCCGTCTGCACATCTTTCTTTTACAAAAAAATCAGGAAAGTATCTGTGTATCCGATTGTCCAGTGGAGATCTATAAGGTAGTGCTAATTCCTCAGATGCCCATTCAATAATATTTTCATTTGTATCCAAATATTTCATATACTTTCTTTCCCACAGTGATCTCCATACTACACATGTAGGATCTCCCTTATATTTCTGAGGGTTTTTTATTTTATACTTACCACTATAAGCCATCTAAATACTTCTAACATAAGACTTATAAAAGGTATTTAGAGTGGCAACACCGCGTAAAATATCAGATATTAGACCACTATTTACAAATCTTGCTCAAACTTCACATTATCAAGTAATTTTTGGTGGACTACCATTAGAACTAAAAACTTACTTAATGACAAAAGGAGTAACTTCTAGATTTATTGCAGAAGATGCTGGATTACTTTGCTTTAATGCCGCTCTTCCAACAACACAACTTTCTACTGCAGATATACACGGAAACTATATTGGTATAACTGAAACTTTTGCACACAGAAGACAATATCAGGACATATCTTTAGAATTTTATGTTGATAATAACTATAGAACTTTAAAATTTTTAGAACACTGGATGGAATTTATTGCTAGTGGTTCACACAATCCAATTAATGGATTCAATACTCCAATTAATCAAAATGTGGATGAAGGATATTTCATAAGAATGCAATATCCAGAAAATTACAAATCCAATAAGACAAAAATTATTAAATTTGATAGGGACTATAAAGCGGAAATTGAATATACATTTATAGGATTGTATCCATACAATATTGCATCTATTCCAGTTACTTATGCTCAATCTGATATTTTAAAAATTCAAGCATCATTTAAAATAGATCGTTACGTTGCTGGAAGATCCTTAAGTTTTGATATTTTTAGAAACATTGATAATAATAATGAATCAAATGAACCCCAAAAACCAGTTTCACAAGATAGAAAACCACCCGTAATATACAGGACTGGACAATCACTTGGAAATGAAAGTGGTGTAAGAGGTGTTAATTATACTCCTGGTAATGTTAACCCAACTATCCTCTAATAAATAAAAATAACTGAACTGATTAAAAGAATGTTACCTAAGATTGCGACTCCTTCATATACATTAGAAATTCCATCATTAAAAAAAGAAATAAAATATAGACCATTTCTGGTAAAGGAAGAAAAAATTCTTATCATTGCCATGGAAAGTGAAGATCCAAAGCAAATTGCCGAAGCAGTAAAAACTGTCATCACAAATTGTATTTTAACAAAAGGTATTAAGATTGATAACTTATCAACATTTGATATTGAATATCTTTTCCTCAATATTCGCGGAAAATCAGTCGGTGAAAGCGTTGATATTTTAATTACATGTCCTGATGATGGACAAACTCAGGTGCCAATTAGTATTAACTTAGATGAAATTAATATTATTGTAAGTGATGATCATTCTAGAGATATTAAATTGGATGATAATCTAACTTTGCGAATGAAATATCCATCAATGAAAGAATTTATTAAAAGTAACTTCACAAACGAATTTAATGTAAGTCTTGATGATACATTTGATATGATAATTTCATGTATTGAACAGGTATACTCTGAAGAAGAATCTTGGGCAGCTTCTGATTGTACAAAAAAGGAACTTGGCGAGTTTGTTGAACAACTAAGTCCAAAGCAATTTAAACAGGTTGAAAAGTTTTTTGAAACTATGCCAAAACTTTCACATACACTTAAAGTTAAGAATCCAAATACTGATGTTGAAAGTGAAGTTGTCATGGAAGGTCTTTCTAGTTTTTTCGCCTAGGAATGGCTCATGAAAATCTTGAGTCATATTATAAAACTAATTTTTCCCTTGTACAGCATCATAATTGGTCTTTAACTGAAATAGGTGAGTTAATACCTTGGGAGAGAGAAATTTATATTTCGCTATTGAAGCAATATATTGAAGAAGAAAATATTAAAAATCAACAAAATAATTGATTATTTTATTTTTTCAACTTTTATAATATCTTTATGTTTTTTTCTAATTCCGGTATATACACTATGAATATTTCCAGAATTATATCCATTTAATTTTGACCAAGTGGATAGTCCACATATTATTTTCACATCTCCATTTAGATGAGTAATTTTCCACCAGTTAGAGTGAGAATGTCTTTCTCCCATATGAGACTTGCTCATTTTTTCTTTAGTTTCTGGCGAAGCAGACTTTCCATAATTAGGGT